TCTGTAAGATTGTGTTTGACAAACGGTTCAGGAACTGGTCTACTGGGCTCTGTAAATACATGCATACGAATTTGATATGAGGTATTAGCTTGTAACATTTTGTATAAGCGTTCGACGTAAACCCAATCGTACGCATCACCGTGAATTACACAGGCACAATTTTTTGCTTTTTTCATCACATATTTACTCTGTCCTTAATATGCACATATAAATATTGGTATGAAACCTATTCCTATTTTTATTGGCTACGATCCCAGAGAAGCTGTTGCTTACCATACATGTGCTAACAGTATCATACGTCATGCTAGCAAACCTGTTGCTATTATTCCGTTAGCCCTTAACTTGTTTGAGGACTATACAGAAACACATACAGATGGCAGCAATCATTTTATCTACAGTAGATTTCTTGTACCTCATTTAATGGATTATACAGGACACGCTATTTTTATCGACGGTGACATGATTGTTCGCAGCGATATTGCAGAACTATGGGAATGGCGACAGCACCATTATGATGTGCAAGTAGTTAAACACGATTACGAAACATGCATGACAGAGAAGTACCTGGGTTCAAAGAACGAAAATTATCCGCGTAAAAACTGGAGTAGTGTTATTATTTGGAACTGTCAGAACCCTGCTAATCGAATACTAACTCCAGAATTTATACAAAAATCCACAGGTGCAGAACTGCACCGATTTACTTGGATTAAAGATGAACGGATTGGAGATTTGCCTGCAGAATGGAATTGGTTACCGGACGAATACGGCCCTAATATCAATGCAGATCTGTTACACTATACATTAGGGGCTCCATGTTTTCACGAGTTTGCCACTACAAATATGGCAGACGAATGGCATCGAGAACACATGCTGGCAGATTATTGTTTACAGCGTGGTACTAAATGATTGTCAACAAAACAAATTACACGATAGATTGCTTTCATACAGCACCTCTTGTTAACGGAGTGTTCAAGAGTAAAGGCATTGATAGAAAACGTCATTTGCTACAGGCTTTACCTAGCGCAGAACTCAAAGGACATGTATTAGAGTTCGGTGTTTATCGCGGTAAGACAATGGCGCATATTGCAGAACACTTTAAGAATCAAACAGTATGGGGATTCGACAGCTTTGTTGGCCTCCCGGAACCTTGGTATATACGCACCGGTGACGAAGGTAAAACACATCCAGCTGGCAAATTTGACATGCGTAAAGAACCTGTGCAACCAATCTTTGCTGCTAATGTGGAATTGGTTCCTGGATGGTTCAAAGACTCTATTCCACCTTGGAAAGCAGCACACCCAGGTCCAATTAGCTTTCTTCACGTAGACTGCGACTTGTACAGCAGCACACGTGATGTATTAACTTTATTGAATGATCGTATTGTACCCGGTACTGTGATTGCATTTGACGAAATGTATCCTTGGTCTGATCCTGCTGAGTACGACCTGTGGACCGAAGGCGAGTACCGCGCTGTGGGAGAATGGTTGACAGAATACAATCGAGAGTTCAGGCCTTTATTGCGTAGTGGTCACCAGCAATGTAGTATTGTTGTTGTAAAATGACCTGGATCTTTCTTAGTAAAAACTGCGAAGACGAATATATTAATATGCTTGCCAAAGGCAGTGGTGGTATACCTGTTGCTGAGTTTGATTATGCAGCCTCCCAAGATCCTATAGTCATACGTGGCATACTTAAACACAAATTAATGAAACAATGCTGGGCAGATAGGCGAGACTTTTATTATATGGATAGTGGATATTTTGGAAATAATCCTAATCCACTAAATCCACAAGGATGGAAACTGTGGCATCGCATAGTCAAGAACAATTTGCAGCACGGCGAGATTGCGGCCAGGCCAGCGGATAGATGGCAGAGTATGGGCATTGCACTACAGCCAAGACGATATGGCCGTAAAATCATTGTTGCTGTGCCAGATGAAAAACCTTGTAAATTTTATGACATAGATTTAGATTCATGGATAGAAGAAACAGTCAACACCATTAAACAATACACAGATCGCCCTATTATAGTTAGACATCGTGCTGCTAATAGAATTGACCGTATTGCCACAGATCCTTTAGCAAAAGTATTAACAGATGATGTGCATGCCCTGGTAACTTTCAATTCAAATGCAGCCACCGAAAGTGTCATGCTAGGTGTTCCTGTGTTTACCTTGGCACCTGCCAATGCAGCAACACCAGTAGGTAACCAAGACTTGGGTCAGATTGAATCTCCTTACTGGGCAGACACAGATAAATTATACGCATGGGCTTGCCACTTGGCCTATGGACAATTTCATGTAAGAGAACTCAGAGATGGCACAGCTTATAGGATATTAAATGCACATTAAAATTTTTATGTCGTCAGCCAACAACATGCAAGAACACGAAATACTCAAAGACTTTGCCAAGGGAGTAGAATCCTGGATTGGCAAAAATTCCACCGACGAAGAAAAATTTGATCATGTTGTTAGAATTGGAAGGTGGGCTGATTTCAACTTTGACCGTAATCAAATTACATACGAGTATGCCGAATCTTACAAAGAGTGCGATGTTGCTGTGTTTTTTGGGTCTTGGAAGGCCAGAGAAAAAGGCACACATCAAACCAGAACACATGTGGCAATGAATGCCAAAAGATTTGTTTGTATTGAAACGCCGTTGTTGAATCGTGTGACCGACAAAGAAAATTCTTATTGGCGGATTGGTGTAAACGGGTTTTTGAGTCAGGATGCACATTGGCCAGAGCTTCATAGCAACGATGCCAAGAAAAGATTAGAATTGTTGAATATACAGTGGGACGGGTGGCGTAATAACCCAGACGGTCATATATTAATTGCACTTCAACTGCCGGGTGACGCCAGTTTGCGCGGTGCTGACATAAACGATTGGGCATTTCGTACTATATTAGACATTAGACAAAGTACCAACCGTTTTATTGTGGTACGTAATCATCCATTAAGCTCGCAGCGAGCATTTGCTGACCACGAAGAGCTGGCAAGAAAATTACTATTGGCTGGTGTACAGAATATCAGATTCAGCGACGGTGCAGAAGTTCCTTGGTCAGCTGATTTAGAAAATGCCTATTGTACCGTGACCTATACTAGCGGATTGGCAATAGATAGTGTTGTGTCAGGCATTCCTACAATTGCTTATGATCCTGGAAATTTTGCTTGGAGTATCAGCAGTCACAGTGCAGGAGAAATAAATGAGGTAAAGATGTCTGATGACAATAAAGTAATGAGTTGGTTACAAAAACTTGCTGCATGTCAATGGTCCCAAGAGGAGATGCGCGATGGCATTGCTTGGCAGAACTTGTTGCCTGTTATACAAAACATCAAATGAAAGTTGTCAGTTATCTGGCAACTTTGCCTGCCAAAATGCTGAATGGTCAGCATAGCACAAGTGAAAAGTTTTTGACTTTAAAAAACTATGCCGAAGGTGTTTCAACGGCAGGAGATGCAGGAATTTTGTTTACCAACATGCAATACGAGCCAGCTGACGTAGCGGTAATGCTGGGCTGGGTACACGAGCATGGCAAGCAGGCACCACATTTAAAGTTTAGGCAACATATCCTGGACCAACAACAGCAACGTGGCGGTTGTACTGTGATAGCCGACAGCAATTTGTTCTTGTATCATGACATAAAAAATCCGCATCATTATCTACGTTACAGCTACGACGGTATTTTCCCCAGCACTGGAGAGTACTGCGACACCAATCCAGATCCTCGGCGTTGGCAAACTATTCAACAAGAGATGGGTATTCATGTGAGAGATTGGCGCAGTTCTGGTAATCACATCTTATTGTGTTTGCAACGTAATGGCGGGTGGAGCATGGGAAATGTCAGTGTAGTAGATTGGGCAACACAAACTATTGTAAGGTTGCGCCAACATACCGATCGTCCTATTGTTATACGACCTCACCCAGGTGATAAACGTGCTGCAGATTATGTGAAACATTTTTCTATTAATGCACAATTAAAAAATGTCACAGCGGGCAATAATATTGATCCATTGGTGCGTAATCTAAAACATTGCTGGGCAGCAGTAGCACACAATTCAAGCCCAACAGTTGGTGCTGCTATAGAAGGTGTTCCTATTTTTGTAACAGATCCTTCACGAAGCCAATGTAGGGATATTGCCAACACAGACTTAAGTCAAATTGAAAGCCCTATTATGCCAGACCGTACAGCCTGGCTTGAGCGAATAAGTCAATTCCATTGGAGTCATGCAGATTTAACGTCAGGGCGTTGTTGGGCACACATGAAACAATGGATCAAATAATGAAAAATTTACAAGTGTTAATGTCGGATTGTCAAGATGATACATTTATACAAGAATGGGTTGGAAATTGGACACAAAAAAGATCTGGAGTAATGTTATGCAATGATTGGAAAACAGCTTTGCCGGACGATCCAATATTTTGCTATGCTGATCTTACGCGACCACATGTGCCTGTATGGCTAAACAATCGACAACCTGCTGTTTATATTGGTCGAGGTTATTTGGGCAATCACCTACATAAGAAAAGAATGTTTTATCGTGCTAGTGTAAACGGATGGGCTAATACTGTATTAAAATCTTTTCCTTATTCTCGTTGGTCTAAGATGAATTTACCTCGGCATCCATGGAAGGTCAAACAAATCAAAAATGTTCTAATAGCCCCGAGTAAGGTAATAACTAGATGCTGGAGTAATCAAGCTCCTGTAGAGTGGGTTGATTCATTCTTGGATAAGTTTCCTGGGGCTGAAATTCGTGTTAGAATGAAAGGCGGAAAGGCCTCTAATAGATATACTACCCTATGGCATGATTTGGATTGGGCAGACCTTGTGGTATCACAAAGTTCTGCCATAACCTGCGAAGCTCTTTGGTATGGCAAAAAAGTTATCAGCACAGAACCTTGTCCTACATGGGCAGCTGGTCGGACCGCATTAGAAGACTGGGAGAATCCCGCTGAACCCGATCAAAGAGAAGCATGGCACGAGCACATGGCCTGGAGCCAATACACCCGAGATGAATGGCACTCAGGTGCGGCGTTGGATCTATTGGAACAGTATCTGGGTCCTGTGGTATCTTATGACCCAGAGTTTGAATACAGTTTTACTTAGACTTTAATCTAGCCAACATAGTTTGTGTTGACTGTTTCTGGTTGGATACAAAATGCTCTATGACTTCAAATCTAGAACTTATGTAGTTGTAGAATTCAGGCTGAGTCCATTCTCTCACATGGGCTCGATTCTTGGGTGGGCCATCGGGTGTTCTGCCCAGCAAGTCTCGATCAGGTGTTGAAAGCACTATCAACTTGGGAGCCGATTGTTCTATTAGATCTAACAGCAGATCAGGATCTGGAATGTGTTCGATTACATCAGACGCTATAACAAGATCATATCCTGATATAGGATCAAACTGATCTATCCACTTTCTATCTGGATAAGTTTCTCTCAGCCACGCTACAGTTTTAGGCACATCAATTCCAACTGTATCAAAGTCTTGAAAGTTGTCTAACAGCTTGTAAGCCGATCCTGTGCCGATATCCATGACTTTGGTAAAGTTGTTTTTTACGGCTACGTCTCTGGCAAAAGCATAAACTTCTCGTTGCCATTTGTCAGTGTTTTCTGTGTCATCAAAGTACTTGTTATCCAACCTGTGTTGATAGCCTTCTTTTATGCAATATGTTTTCATTGATTATTATTCCTGTATCTTTCCCAAAACTTTGTACTGACAGTTAAACTTTTCTTATCTAACTCAACACTACCCATAATGTGGCTGTGTATTTGTATCATGACCACGCATCTATTGATGGCATTGTCTGAGGACAGATATGTGTTTTGGTAGTAATTTAATAATTTTTTAGCAGCTTCTGGTTTAATCAAATAGCCCACGGTACCCGGCATTGATTTATGACGGTACTCAGCAGCATGGCATTCTCCTTCGGGGTTATGTATATACTGCAAGTATTTTTCATTTTTTCTAGAACCCATGGCAACAACCAATACTTCTTCAAAATCAATTGGCACAAGAGGTCTCAGCACTTTGACATCATCTTCAAAAATGCCAATGGTTTCGTCAAGTTCTACACACTTTTCCCACAATCTATAATGGCTATAGAAACAACCCATAACTCCAGGTTTGCTGGCTTTATTTTTATCTCGTTCTTCAGTGGGGTTGCCTCTGAAATTAATTGGATGAACTGTTCTGCCTTCGTGTTCGAAAATATCTTCTGCTTCGTTGCCGTAGGTTCCTTCGAACAACTCAGCATCTATTCCGATGGCTTTAAGATCTTTTTGCGTTCTGACAGCAGAGTTTAAACTGTTGTCAATCTTGGATAAGTGTATGATAAAAGATTTCATCGCCAGTATCCTTCAGTACGGTCGACCACAAGATCTTTGGTCTTACTTCGACCTGTGTCTTTACGATTACCTTTAAGGTGATCAAGGTACGCACCCCATTCTGTATTGATAAGAGGATGTCCTTCGCCCATGACAAATTGTGCTGACCAATTTAATTGTTTCCACGCAGGCACAGTAGCCTGCAGTCTTTCTCTTGTACGGTCAAAAACCCAGCAGTCGTGAAATTCTTTCATGGCAAATACACCTTTTTCTGCATCATCATAGGCCTCTTGCATCCATTGCATAAACAACATGTTGGCTGAATTCCCCATGTTAATTGCCCATAACCCACATTCGGTATATTTGTTGCTACGTCCCAGGAACGCAATGTCTGCGGCCAAGGGCATTAACCTATCTAGTGTTTCTAGTGTAATAGGGCTATGGCATACCATATCAGCATCCATCCAGAACACAGTATCCAATGTAGTACGAGCAGCATCGCATACAGCATAGATCTTGTGACTGAATCTCACAGCGTCCCAACGGAATCCAATGCCACGTTGTTTGCCATTACTGCCAGCAGGACCCATAGGTAGCTTACCATTGGCTCTGGGTTCATCCTTGTACCGTTTCTTGAAAGCCACTAGTGCTGGCACACGGCTATGAAAATCATATACTGTCAGGTTAGGTGCTGATTGCTCAACGGCACAATCTTCTGCATATACATATAAATGAACTTCTTTGGGCCAATTTGCCAAAAATGTATCAATCATGCGGCGGCCATACTTGTCGTATCCGGCTTTATTGAATGTGGTTACTACAGAAAATTTGCGAGTCATAAATGTCCTTAAATACATGCTCGGGTATTTAATCTCATGCGTTTTGGTCTATTTAATAAGTTTGGTGCATTAAACAGTCAGCCGGTATTTGCTGCTTTTCAACAGGGTCTCGATCAGCTGGGTCTATCCTATAGTAGTCACAACATGTCAGCCGACGTTGCTGTTATTTGGAGTGTGCTTTGGCATGGCAAAATGAAAAATAATCAAGCAGTATGGCAACACTTTAGAAATCAAGGTAAACCTGTAATTGTGCTAGAGGTAGGCATGTTACAGCGTGGGCATACTTGGAAAATGGGCATAAATGGCACAGGATCTGCTGCCTTTTATGGGTACGGATTAGACTTGCAAAGACCACAAAAATTAAATTTACAATTAAAACCGTGGCATACAACCGGCGATGACATTGTGATTGCACTACAGCGTGACGACAGCGAACAGTGGGCAGGGCAGCCGCCTGTTGAAAAATGGCTGAAACAAATCGTTAATCAATTGCGACAAGTAAGTCAACGGCCTATAGTAATACGCAGTCATCCTCGTCGAGAAGTAGTGGTATTGCCAGGTTGTGTTATTGACAAACCCCTACACATGCCCAACACCTATGACGACTTTGATTTTGATCGTGTGCTTAATAATGCATGGGCTGTGGTTAATTGGAACAGCGGGCCCGGAAGTCAAGCTGTCATGTCCGGAGTACCTGCATTTGTTGGCAGAGATAGTCTGGCTGCACCTGTGGCTAACTTAGACTGGAGCCAAATTGAAACACCTGCCAGGCCAGACCGTAGTGAATGGTTAATTAATCTTAGTCACACAGAATGGACTTGCGATGAATTAGCTACAGGAAAACCTATTGCAAGGCTGTTTCCTGATGTGCCCAAATTTGATCATGGCGGATTTTAGCCGTTACAATAAACCCTTGTGAAGTCAAAAACTCAGAGATATGATTCCTTGATTTTTTAGTTTCAGACTCTATAATAATCACTGGTCGGTACAAACTAATAGTTTCCAATGCTCCAACTAACACATTGTAATCAAATCCCTGTACATCAATTTTAATCAGATCCGGGGCAAGATTAAAAGAATCCAATTTTTTAATATTGATAGATTCTTCAATTACATTATTGGTATATTCGTCAAAGTCCACAATAGAAAAGTTACCACAATTATCGGCTGCTGCTGGCAATTTAATTGTTAGAACAGTTTCATCATCGCCAAGCCCTAGTTTGTGCAATACAACGTTGTCTAAAGTTTCGGTATTCTTTGTTAGACACTCAAAATTGATGTTGGTCGGTTCAAATGCATGTACTTGTTTAAACTTTTGAGAAAATCTAACAGTATGCAGACCAATATTCCCACCAACATCAATTGCACAGTCGAATTTTTTTACATGCAGTAATGCTTCGTCTAGTATGGCTTGCTGATAATCAGTTGCTGGATACTGAGAAACAGTGCGAGCAAAATGCTTGTCAAAATCTGGAAAGTGCCAGCCCAAGTGTTCGTACATTATTTTATAAACCCAACCGATTCACGTTCAATGTCGTTGTGATCAAACTCAGCCCAGTACAACTCAAATGCCACTGTGTCTTCAACCGCTTCAAACTGATGAAATTCACCCGGGGCAACCTTTGTAAATTGTCCTGCTGTCAACACAGTTTCATCAACTAAGTCATAGTTATTTTTCCATACACGAATAATCAGTTTACCAGATTCAACAAAGAATCCATTCCACTTGTACTTGTGCTTGTGTTTACTACAAGTACCGCCGGCCTTGGCTTCAATCCGATGAAACTCTAACACGCCATTTGCTTCCAGCAGTTCGGTCTGCCCCCATACTTTACCGTTTACCATCATTTTTTTCCTAGTGTTGTGCCATTGACATTAGGCTTTTATCAAGCCAAGGTAACAGCAAATCCCGTTGCCTTACATGACCATGGCGTTGTACTGATCGCATGGCCGATTCTGGCAGTAGATCCAGGTCACTTAATTGATACCATGTGGTTGATCTGGGATCCATTGGTTTGTGTTTGCTTTTATAAACTACAGCATGCAACCAACAATCAGTGGTGTTTTTCTTAAAGAATCCGCTGCTGCAATCAAACCCTGACACTGCAAGAGAGTGTATCAAGCTAGTCATAGTCCAATTGTAATAGCAATAATCATACTGGTCATAGGCCTGCACGTTAAATTCAAGATTGGTACTCTGCGGTATAACGATTGCAAGCATGCCGCCTTCGCTCATGGTTTCCCACCAATTTGACAATGTGGCAACAGGGTTGATTGCATATTGAAATGAGTCATGACACCACACCACATCGTACTTGAGTTTCTGTGGCGGAAATGGTTGTTCAAAATCGCGTGAAGAATATCTTATGTTACGATATTTGTGGGCCATGGCTAGTTCTGACGTTTGGTCCACCCCTAAGCATTTGATATTAAGAGGCCTTGCTGACTCGTCTCTTGTGGTTCTTGTGGCCCACCATTCTAGATCATGACCTGCACCGCACCCCATGTCAACTACATTGGTTATGCTTTGCATAAAATCATCGTACTCGTACAGGCCGTTGAGAGTTTCAAGACTGTGTTGATGGCTAAGTTCTGGGCTACTAAATTGTGTCATACTTGTACGTCTTCCATTCCTGCTGTTCTAAGTTTCACAATGTGGCCGCTCATCCATTGCTTGGACTCAAGTCCTTTCATGATACCCAACCATTTGTTACGCAGTAATGCTACTTCGTTGATGACAGTTTCAAAATCAATAACTTCGTCTTCGCCGTCCACATACTTTTCGGCGTCACGACTAGTTAGTGCTCGAGCATAACCTTCTAGGTATTTTTGAAAATGTCTGCGTCGAATTTTTCGTAGCTGTATATTGAGATAGTTAAGCACTGCTTCAATCTCTTGCAGCTGATTAAAACGGTGCTCAGTGATGCCGGGCAGCTCTTTGATATTGATTTCAACACGGCCGCCGATTCGAACATCACGCTTGGCATCCGCAAGCTCGTTTTCATAATGAGATATAAAATCAGGAATATTATCCAAACTAGATACTACACGATTATACCACACTTTGTATTTCCTTTGTTAGCCAGGGGAAAGTTTTGCGCCAATTGAGATTTCTTCTACGATCAATTTCTGTTAGGAAAATACCCAATTGATTAATTGAGTTTTGATTTCTTGTCATCGAATCAAATTGAGATTTTATTCCTTTCATGTAAATTTTAGCGTGTTGATCTTGCCAAGTAGTATCTGGCATAATTGATAATATTTTCTCAAAGTCTTGATCAAAAAATCCAGAGCCAAAAATTTCTGGGTGTAGACATTCCTGACTTTTGACCACTGTTGAAAAATAATGACCAATTTCTCGAGAACTTCTAAAACTATTAACATATTGTAACAGTTCTGGCATAGTTTTAATAGTCAAAACGGTTAATGTTTGATTGATGTTCAACACAATCCAGTCCTGAGCAACGACATATTCAAAGTTTTTCTTCCACTGCTCCAGATCAAGACCGTATCTTACATATTCTTGTTCTGGTCCAAAACAATCTATACTTACAGTTAAATCAAATCGTTTTATAGATTTATTCTTAACTAACTCGTGTATTTTTTTGATCTGCTTTTGAAATTTATCAGTAGTGATCATTAAGTTACTGACTACATTAAACTCTAGATCTGGGTTACTATGTGTATTTAAAAAGTCCAAGCATTGATCAAAATGTGCTTGATAAAACGGTTCACCGCCTAGAATATGCAATCGTCGCAAGTGTATGCTGTTTTGTTGCATCCATTGCCAAAATTTATCTGTGAGAGCATCAATGTCAGGTACTTTATTGGCACGATTCTCAATGACTACACCGTGCTGTTCAAATTTACCGTGTTTAATATTTTCCTGCTCAATCTTACTGCTGAGGCTGGCATTACAATACAAGCAACTCATATTACATACATTATCAAAATATATCTCAAGTATTCGCGGAGTTACATCAAGTGCAGTAGGATCAGTTTCTAATTCTGGAGGAGACTGATCAGGTACCTGTAAGTGAAACATTCGATCACTTGAGCCACCTGCATCTTCAATTTTTTTACAATATTCGCACCCACCAGTGGGCCATTGGCCGTCAAGCATTAGCTTTCTACCAGCAACTTTTGTCGGCGTGTTATGAAAGCTATCAAAATTATCAACATCAACCATATCGCCGGACACACGATGACAGGAACTGGTTATACCATTGTATAACCTAATGGTACTCCAGTTCCATTTAAGTTGACAGCTAGTTGCTGTTTGTATTGGAAAATACTTTCCAGTCGTAGTCAATAGTCTTCTTCCTCGTCATCTTCCGTATAATCATCATCGTCATCAATTTCTTCTTCGTCGTCGTGATCATCAAGATACCCTTGCAGGGCTTTTTTAACTTCTGCATCACCTCTGAATGAGTCTCGAATATCATCTGCATTAAAATTACTATCTACAAGTAAATTGACCAATGAATCAGCTGCTTCTGTCCTATCCAACGGACCGATGTAGCGTTTAAGTTCTTCCCATACTGCTTGTGCTAAATCTACTGACATTTATTCCTCCCCTTCTGCGTCAACGTCAACGGTACTTACCTCACTTTTTTGTTTTGAAAATTCTTCCATAACTCGATCTAAACAACCATCCTCATTGCTTTCCCAGGCCTTACGGAACTGTTTAATTACCTCTCCATCTAGAGTTGTAAAAGCCAGTCTGTTGCCGTCCTTCTTTAACAAGCTACGTTTTTCTGCCAAGTCTACCAGGCCGCTGTAGGGGTTCATACCTGTTTCATACGGAATCTTGACCTGGACGCCTTCAAAAGGTTTGGCATAGCGTGTCTTCATGACCTTGCAAGCGGCTCGGATACCCATGACATCAGAGATCTTGTTTCCATCTTCATCTTCTTTCAGCTTTAACTTCTTCATGGCAACTACAATGCTGGAAGCATAGATAAAGCCTTGTCCACCTGAGATTTTGTCGTCAGGATCAAACATGTCTTGACTTGCGTAAGTGTGATTGGTACATACCATGCCCACGTTGTAGTTGCCAAACATGTTGACACAGTTACGGACCAAGGCTGTCAGGGCCTTGGGCTTACGACCCAAGTCACCTTTCATTTCGCCTGCTTCAAACTGATTAACGTCTGTGGGTGTCAACAACATGCCTAGGCTGTCAATAACAAACAAGACTTTGGGACGTTCCCCATCTGGCAGGGCCTTGTAGTCACCCATGAATGTGGCAATGGTTTTAGCCACATCGTCAATCATGCTCATGCTCAATTTCAACAGTTTATCCGAACTGGTATCTACGCCCAAGGCCTGCATCCAGCTTTCATCAAGTGCATTTTCACTATCAACCAGTATAACAAAAATGCCTTGAGCTTGTGCATTTTTAATAATATTGCCACTGCAGAAGTAACTCTTACCTGCACCTGATTCACCTGCAAATACTGTTACTTTACCTAAAGGCACCCCTTTGTCGAAGTCGCCACTGATAAGATAGTTTAAGGCAAAGTTACCTGTACTAATCCAGTCTGTTGGATCGTTAAAGCCAATGCTTAATCCATCAATTGATTTGGTAATGTCTTTTCTAAATTTTGATACATCAAATGGTTTTGCCATGCTAATTTCCTTTGTTTAATTGTATAGAAGAAGCGTTATTTTGTAAAGAGTTTTTGAATAGAATAGTCCTGTAATCAGTAAGTCTGTCTGACAGATCGGGAATATTGGCAATATTTAAATATTCACCGCTGGGTATCTTGTTGTGACTGTTGCACCACGCGATATACTCTTTACTCAAGGGAATAGTTTGCGGCGGGACTAATTTTATATCAATAAATCCCAGTAGTTCGTTGTAGGAATTTTCATCATCAAATTCTAATTCATGATCAAAACTAATAAACTTATTGTACAACGGTCTTCCTAAATGATGAAATGCTAGTGTAAAATTACTAATGTCATTGGTGAGAATTTGTTTACCAAATGGATTTGTAAATTCAACCCATGGGCTATCGGCTGTACTAAAATTAAAGTTAGCAAGCCCAGTTTCCAATTTATGTACCAATTGGTTGATACTACTATATGTGGACTCGACACCTAATTTATCTATAATCATTCCAAGACTCGGGGCTGGATTATCGTCAGGGAACAAGTAGTGAATATATTCTGCTTGTTTTGAATAATTATATTTTTTTCTTTTCTCTGAGATATTATAGACAACTGATTGAGAATTTACCCAATCTGCATGAATTTTATTTAATATTTTCTGATTTAGATAGCAATCACGGTCGTAAGTATCAATATAACGATCTAATAGTTCGTAAATGAATCCATTGCAGTCAACAATTGTAGAATGTAGTTTTTTTATCAGTTGATCAATAGTATTTCCTTGACCTGATACAAATCTATTTAAACTATGCGAATTTAAATAATCTACATAGTAACACAATACGTCAGCAGATTGTGTATCAATGGTTTTAAAAGGTATGGAGTCACCAGTAGATTCAAACACCAACAAGAAATTCATATTGAGAGTAACAGGGGTAAGATTAAACTTACCCCTTTCCTTTTATTGCTTGTTTTGACGTGCTCGGATCATTGCCAAAATGTCTTGAGCATTTTGTCCTGATTTGCTTTCTGTTGCCACAGGAGCAACTGCTGCTGCTGGTTCGTCTGCGTCAAATGGAACGTCATCTGCTGCCGCCACCGGTGCTGGCTTGGCTGCAGATGCAGCATTGGCAGTCGGTGCTGACGATCCTGCAGGTGCTTGAACACCAGCCGGACGGAAGTACTGACCCCAACGCTCTGTGTCATATGGTTGACCATCAACACTTGCTTCAAACATTTCTTTCATGACCCGAAGCTCAACGTCAGTTGGCTTCTTAGGCATAAATGTTGAAAGATCAAACAGGCCATGCTTGTCAACAGCTGACTGTTCTGCTTCAGTTAGTGCTGTTTCTTTACGTGACCACTTTGATGTGTTGTAGTCAGCATATCCACCCTTGCTGGTTTTAGCAATGCGGAAGTCCAGGCCGCGCAACATGTCTGTTGGCATTTCTTCAAGTTCCGGATCCATCAGGGCTGACTTGATGGTTGCAAAGATTTGTGGACCAATGATAAAGCGACGGATTGGGTTTTCTGGAGATTTGTCTTCAGAGATTGGATTTTCGCGAACAAAGCCCTGAAACACATAGCTGCGTTTCTTCCAGTACTTGCGACCCATGTCTTCCAGACTCTTGTCCTTGAACCAGGTACGAACTTCTGCCAGAATGGGACAAGCTTCGCCCCACATCTCTACGCAAGGTACTTGCACTTGCACTTGTTTGGTGTCCATGTCACCTTTGACACCGTTGAAGGGCAAACGAATCATTGCTCGCTCTACCCAGAAAAATGTGTTTTTGTTGTTTGCATCTGGAAGGAAACGTAACAGTGCTGATGCACCTTCTTCCATGTTCCAATGGGGATAAATTGCATTATCGCCACCGCCTGTGGATTGACCACCTTTGTTTGAATCTGCTGCCTGGAGTCTTGCTCTGATTTCTGCTAATGATGCCATGATAAGTTGCCTTTTTAAGTTGATTTACAATAATATACAAACGTATACTAACACTGAGTATACGTGAAAGTATTTATTATCGCAACACTAAAAGGCAATTTTATTTGAGCAGTTGTGCCAATCGCAAAATGCGTTCAACGCTTTCAGAACTCATGTTGCTGGGCTTGGTCATCATGACTCCATCCACATCTAGATTTTCGGCCTGTACAGGTTCTTCGGGCGGAGTTTGGGCAGCAGCTGGATCAGCAGGTGGTGTGTCTGCTGCAGCAGGATCTGTAGGTTCTGGCACTTCTGCAGCCGGCATCTCAATATCAATATCCAATTCTTCCAAGCGAGCTTGTATCAGGGGTCTGGCATCAGCATCGGGGTCTTGATCTGCTAGTTCTGCTAGTTGGTCAAACAGTTGATCGTCGCCTAGTAAATCATATAACTTTTCTGTAGCGTAAGTGGCATTGG